TCAAGGTTCTGCACCATCTGTATCGCACCCCATCGGTCGAAGGCAATCTCACGGATGTTGAAACGCTCACCGAGCCGTTCGATGAACTTTTCGATGTAGCCGTAATGCACCACGTTCCCCTCCGTGGTCATGAGAAGCCCCTGCCGCTCCCAAAGGTCGTAGGGAACATGGTCTCGCTTCACACGAAGGTCGAGCGTCTCCTCCGGCACCCAAAAATATGGAAGGATACTGTATTTGTCCTCCTCGTCCTGCGGAGGAAACACCAGCACGAACGCCGTGATGTCCGTGGTGCTTGAAAGGTCAAGCCCGCCATAGCAGATTCGGCCTTCCAGATCGTCCTCGGAAACGGGGAACGCGCAGGCGTCCCACTTGTCCATCGGCATCCATCTGACCGACTGCTTCACCCATTGGTTCAGACGCAGTTGACGGAAGGCGTTCTCCTCGCCGGGATTCTGCTTTGCGGAATCACAGGCGGCTTTCACCTTATCAATGCCGACAGTGATGCCGAGGGAGGGATTGGCTTTCTTCCAGACCGCCGGGTCCGTCCAGTCCTCGTCCTCCGCCGCGCCGTATATGACGGAATAGAATGTGGGATCAACCTTCCGTCCCGCCTGTATGTCCAGGGCTTTCTGATGCACCTCGTAGCAGATGGAATTCGTATCGTTGCCCGCCGTGGTGATCAGGAAGTAAAGTGGCTGCATCCTCGCATCGCCGGAACCCTGGAGCATGACGTCAAACAGCTTTCGGTTGGGCTGGGTATGCAGCTCATCGAAAATAACGCCGTGCGTGTTGAAACCGTGCTTGTTCGCCACATCCGCCGAAAGCACCTGATAGGATGAATTTGTCGGCTTATACACGAGCTTCTTCTGCGATTCCAGTATCTTCACCCGTTTTGCGAGAGCCGGACAGAAACGCACCATATCCACAGCGACATCAAATACGATCTTTGCCTGGTTGCGGTCTGCGGCGCATCCGTACACCTCGGCGCGTTCCTCGCCGTCACCGCAGAGGAGCAGGAGCGCCACCGCCGCGGCAAGCTCCGACTTGCCTTGTTTCTTCGGTATCTCGATATACGCCGTGTTGAACTGCCGATAGCCGTTCGGTTTCAGAATTCCGAATATGTCCCGTATGATCTGCTCCTGCCAGTCGATCAGTTCAAAGGGCTTACCCGCCCATGTACCTTTGGTGTGGCAGAGCGACTCGATGAACATGACGGCGTAGTCGGCGGCTTCCTTATCGTAGTGAGATGTCTTCGCCATGAACTCGGTGGGCTTGTATTTCTTCAGTTTTCGCACTCTCACCACCTCCAAAATGGCATAAAAAATGACCTGCCAATGGCAAGCCGTCCTTTACTCTTTCTGTACGAGAGACAGAGCCTTCCGGCCCGTCCCTTCGGTTATTTGCTTTTTGTGTTTACTGCTGCATCGCCCAGGCTATGGCGTGTCCGTCATCCTCGAACTCGACCTCGCTTGCCGCGCGCAGCCCGATGGTTCCTTCGCAGGTATGGTCATCGTCAAGGAACTCGTAGGTTGCTCCGAAGTAGCAGGGCTTGTTCTGCCCGTTGTAGAAGTATCCCGCGATGACCACCTTGTCTCCGAAGGTCAGCAGCTTGCTCCATCTGCATTCCAAATTCTCCGGCGTGGTGGGATTCGGCAGTCTGTAGGTTCTCATTGCATCGTTGATCGTCATGGTCTTTGTCCTCCGTTTTCGGTGTTTTCTTTGCCTTTCGGTATGTACATATATCACTCTGAAAGCACATAATAGCAAGTCATTTCTGCGGTTTTCCGAGCCATAATCTACACAAATATCCGAGGTGGAAACTGTGTATATTATTCCTCTTCGCCGGTCAGGATGAAGCGGACGTATTCCTTCCGATGCTCCTCCAGATAGGTGACCAGTTCGTAGAAATCACGCTCGTAGGCAAGTCTCTGCACCATGTTCACATCGAACATATTTGTAAGCCCCGTGTCGCGGATGGCGAGAATCTGCTCCTTAATCGTCTGCGTCATCGCTGCACACCTCCAATCCCGATACCAGCTTGGTATAAATCGTGGTATAGCGTTCGCACTCCGCGCTTTCCGTTCCCGCGATGGCCTGCAGGAAGAAGTCGGCGGCTTCCTTGCGGGAATCCCATACCTTTTTCTCGCCGTAGCAGACGGTCGTGACCGTGGCGAGTTTCTTCACGATATCCTCGCCGTAGACCACGTTCAGTCCGCTGCCCGTGTCCCACCGCATGAGGAGGGAGCCGGTATCGTCCACGCCGAGGACGGTGCCTTTCGTTCCGACAGGCGGAGCCTGCACATCCTCCATCCGCACCAGTTCCACCCGTGCGCCCGCAGGGTACTCCCTGCGGATACGCTCTACCGTTTCTTTATTCGGAAATCTCATGGTCGGCACCTCCGTTCTTGAAAGCCGAGGAACCCGTGAGGTTCTTCAGCAGGATTTTCCGCTCGACCTTGTACTCCGCGCCAATGAAGCCCAGCCGCAGGAGGAAGCAGCGGAATGCGTACTTCTCGTTGTCCACTTCCTTTTCCGTGGCGGTCACGCGCTTGGCGTTCCTCGCCATCTCGCAGAGTGCGGAAACAAGGTGCATATATGCCTTTGCGGAATCGCCGTCCATCTCCGTGAACCAAGGGAAGGATACCTTCTCGTCCGTCACCTCAATCGGAAGGCTGTCTGTGCCGATGGCTTTCTTGATGAGCGCCGCCTTGGAATCCACGATCCTCTGAAGGTTCTCAAGGGCTGCGTCCGAAAGGCTGTCCCTCGGAACCGCCACCGTAAGCCCCTCTGCGGCGGCCTGTGCCGCGCTGTCCTCGGTTTCGGATTCTTCCTCGACCTCCGAGTCCGCGCCGTCCTGCGGCTCACATTCAAAACCCGCGGCAGCGATGGCTTCAAGCACCTGCTCTACCTCCTCGCTGTCGGCGCGGTCATCGAAGAGGAGCGTTCCGTCCTTGGTGACCGTGAAGTAGTCGATCTCGTAGTTGCAGGTCGGCATGAATTTGTACTCTGCCTTCGCTCCCGTGGTGTCGGCGATGACCTTTACCAGTTCCTTGCGCTTTGCGCCTGTTACGTTGTACTTTACTTGCATTGCGTTTACCTCCGTTTTCGCTTGTTTTCTGTGCCTTTCGGCGTGTATATACATCACTCTAAAAGCCCGGAATAGCAAGCGAATATCGGATTTTTCTCTGTAGAATTACCGCCGGATTATTCGGTCGGAAACTGTGAGTAATACACAATGCCCGAAAGCACGAAAACCACGCACGGCAGAGCCACGCCGTTGCCCCACATCTTATACTCCGCAGAATCGGAATACGGATTGGCAAGCCACTTCTTTATCTGCTTTGAAGTCTTGGGCTTGCTGTCGGGAGCGGTTGCCAGCCGCCATGTCTCGAACACCTTGTACCAATAGTACAGTTCCTCATCGGACGGCTTTGCCGTGCCGAGATCATCGCACCACCAGTCCGGGAAGCCCTGCAGCCTTGCGCACTCGGTCGGCGTGAGCCTGCGGACAATGTAGTACGGTTCTTCCGAGATAGTCGGTGGATCCTTGTAATCCGTAGCGACCAGCGTGTTCGCCACGTCCTCCTCGGCTTCCATATGATAGGAATTCTTGCTCGTGGTATAGACGGGATGCGCCACCGCGCCCGGTCCCTTCGCCACCATCGTAGGCTCGACTTCCTCCTCGACCGCGATCCCGAACTGCGCATTCTGCCCCATGTTATAGGTAGCTCTGTCGATGCCGTAAGCCACGCCGTGCTGCTCCGTTGCGTTCAGCGTAAAGCTGACGTTGTCCTCGGAGTATCCGCTGCCCTTATGGGACGGCCTTGCGCCGTTGCCCTCAAGAGCCACGACAGCCATGCCGCCCTGGTTGCAGGACGGATTGCCGCCGTTCGCATCCAGCGTCCGTGAAGTCTCCGCTTTGTATATCCCGCTGTGGGGATTGGAGGACTTCATGGCGTTGCTGTCCTTGGAGCAGATGCCGAACACGGACGGCACGAAAAGCGTCTGATCGTTGTTGCATCCGAGCGTTGCGGACTTATCGTCCTGGATGAGCGGTCCCTTGCCGCCGCCCTCGCAGCCGGAACGAATCTTCAGCGTTTTCGGCGTCTCCACCACGAAGGGCTGGTTATTGCCGCCCGTGCCGAAGGTGGAAAGGACGGTCTGCGCCACATCGAGCGGTCCCGTGTACCTGGAATCCTGCGAGTGGTTCTCAAATACAAGCGGAGGATGATGGCTTTCCGCACGGAGCGTGTTCGTCACATCCTCGGTCAAGTCCATCCGCTGCCCGCCCTGGTCGTTCAGGCAGAAAGTGCCTGTCTCTCCAAAGCCCTCGCCAGCATCAGCGGCAGCTCCTTGCCACGCGCGGAAGCCCTCCGCAGAATACCCAGACACGCCTTCTGACTCAAATAGTATTTTTCCGGCACTCCCGCCTGCAAAATCTGCGACAAGGTAGATGCGTTTTCTTCTCTGGGGAACTCCCCAATACTGAGCGTCAAGCACTCTCCAGGCAACGGAGTAACCGTCTCCCACGATGCTTCCCGCGCTCTGCCACTTCTTAGGCGAAGGGACAGATACGGTTTCGTCTGCGATGCGGCAGACGCTTTCGAGGACGCATTGGAAGTCCTCTCCTTTGTTTGAGGAGAATGCTCCGGGGACGTTCTCCCACACGATGTATCTTGGATATTTGCCATTGGTGGCGCACCTCATTTCCTTGATGATTCGGACGGCTTCATAAAAAAGGCCGGAGCGGTTGCCGTCCAGCCCTTCGCGCTTGCCCGCGATGCTCATGTCCTGGCAAGGCGAACCGAAAGTGATGATATCCACAGGCTCGATGCTCCCGCCGTCCATCCTGGAAACATCGCCGTAATGTTTCATAAAAGGCAGCCGTTTGGTGGTCACCCGAATAGGAAACGGCTCGATCTCCGATGCCCACACGGGAGCAATGCCGGAAATCAAGCCGCCCAAAGGAAAACCGCCGGAGCCGTCAAACAGGCTGCCGAGCGTCAGTTTATTCATCGGACACCTCCAGATCTGCGAAGGTGTATGTCTTGCCGTCCCTCTCCACGGAAACGCCGTCCGCAGAGCCGGCCTGCTCGATGTACCGCTTCACGATGACATCGCAGTATTTCTCGTCCAGTTCTATGGTGTAGCAGTCCCTGTCAGTCTGCTCACAGGCGATCAGCGTGGAGCCGCTGCCGCCGAACGGATCGAGGACGAGCGTGTTGCTCATAGAAGAATTCTGTATCGGGTACGCCAGGAGCGGTATGGGCTTCATGGTCGGATGATCCGTGTTCTTCTTGGTCTTTTCAAATTCCCATATCGTGGTCTGCTTGCGGTCGGCGTACCATTGGTGCTTGCCGCTTTTCTTCCATCCGTACAGACAAGGCTCATGCTGCCATTGGTACGGGCTTCTCCCAAGCACCAGGCTCGGCTGCTTCCAGATGCAGCAGCCGGAAAGATAGAATCCCGCATCTGCGAACGCCTTTCTGAAGTTCAGCCCCTCGGTATCCGCATGGAACACATAAATGGACGCATCGTCCGCCATGACCTTTTCGATATTGGAAAATGCATCGAAGAGGAACTGATAAAACTTCTCATCCGCAAGGTTGTCGTTCTTGATCTTCCCAGCGGTTCCTTCGTAGTTCACATTGTACGGAGGATCGGTCACCACGATGTTCGCTTTCCTGCCGTTCATGAGGACGGCGAAGGTTTCCGCTTTCGTGGAATCGCCGCATACAAGCCTGTGCCTTCCGAGCGTCCATACATCGCCGCTCTTGGAGAATGTGGGCTTTTCCAGTTCCGCATCCACATCAAAATCGTCCTCCTGCACATCCCCGTCTCTCTTGAACAGGTCGGACAGTTCCTTTTCGTCAAAGCCCGTGAGGGACAGGTCGAACGCCTCCGCCTGCAGAGCTTCGATCTCCACGCGCAGAAGCTCCTCGTCCCATCCTGCGTCCATCGCCATTCTGTTGTCGGCGAGGATATATGCTTTCTTCTGCGCTTCTGTCAGATGGTCGGCAAAGACGCACGGAACCTCCGCGATGCCTTCCTCCTTCGCCGCAAGAATACGACCGTGGCCGGCGATTACGCCAAAGTCACGGTCGATGATCACGGGATTGATGAAGCCGAACTCTCGTAGCGAGGAGCGCAGCTTGTTTATCTGTTCCGGGGAGTGGGTACGCGCATTATTGACATACGGCACCAGCTTTGTGATCGGAACGAGCTGCATTTCAGTCGTTGTCTTCATAGCGCTTCACCGCCTCCCTCAATTCTCTGTATTTGTCGGTATGTTCCCAGGTGGGATAACCGTTGCCGAAATGCCCGTATGCGGAATACTCCGCAAAGGAGCAGTTCCGCAGGCAAAACTCGTTGATAATCGCCGCCGGACGCATATTGAAAACCTTGTTCACAGCCTTGGCGATCACTTCATCGCTGACCTTTCCCGTGCCGAACGTATCGATCTGGACAGCCACGGGATCGGCTTTTCCGATGGCGTAGCTGATAGCGACCTGGCACTCGTCAGCCAGTTCCGCGAACACGATGTTCTTTGCGATGCACCTTGCCATGTACGCGCCGGAGCGGTCGACCTTGGTCGGGTCCTTGCCGGAGAACGCGCCGCCGCCGTGTGCGCCGAGTCCGCCGTAGGTATCCACCATCAGTTTTCTGCCCGTAAGCCCCGTGTCAGCGCCGGGACCGCCCTCCACGAATCTGCCGGAGGGATTGACGAGGATTTCCGTGTCTGCATCGAAGGGGAACTTCGTAAACACGGGATGCAGCACTTCGGAGATGATCTCGTTCTTCAGCACATCGAGGTCTTTGTCCTTGCTGTGCTGGACGGAAACCACGATGGTCTTTACGCGCTTTGGCTTGCCGTTCACATATTCCACGGTGACCTGCGCCTTGCCGTCCGGCTTGATGCCGTGGATGAGGTTGTCCTTCCTGACGGCGTCCAGTCTTTTACATATTTTGTGTGAAAGAAGGAGCGGCAGGGGAATGTACTCCCTTGTCTCGTTGGTAGCGTACCCGTACACGGTGCCCTGATCGCCCGCGCCGAGATTGGCGTAACAGGAGGTATCGCCGTTCCTTGCTTCAATGCTCATGTCCACGCCGCCCGCGATGTCGCGGCTCTGCTTGCGGATGAACACATAAATGAGGAAGCCGTAAGGATTGTAGCCGACCTTCTCCAGCGCCCTGCGGACGGTGTATCGGATATCCACGGTCTTCGAGCAGGTGATCTCGCCCGCAACGATGATGCGCCGTCCCGCCGCCATGACCTCGCAGGCTACGCGGGAGGACTTGTCTTTGTAAAGGCAGGCGTCCAAGATGCTGTCGGCGATGAAGTCGCACAGCTTGTCGGGATGTCCTGCGCATACGCTTTCCGCTGTCTTGTAAGTTTTCATGTCCATATCTCCATTTCTTTTATTTTCTGTTCTTTGCGCGGAGCAGCCGCTCCATCAGATCGTCCTGCGGGCTTGCGCCGTCATATTCCACGGAGCAGTTCTCCCGCACGATCTGATAGATTTGGAACCAGTCCGCATTGACCTGTTTCTTGTAGTCGCGGCTCATGGACACATAAGGCGATGCGATGGCGTTCCCCGTGGTGGGATGCTTGGCGAGGTACCCGAATTCGGATATCGCTTCCTCGCATTGAATCCACCGCGCCACGCTCATCGCGTACTGCTCTATAAGCTGGTTGTTTACTAACATTTCACAGCCCCGCGCCTTTAGCCACAGCCACGTTTCTCTGAAAATCTCCTCGGCACACAGGTCGCTGCCGTTTTTCTGCTTTGCCTTGAGGTAATCCCTGACGGGAGGAACATCCTCGCCCCGGATATCCGCAGGCTCCGGCAGATCGTCCGGCATCACCAGCGTTCCCTTTGCCGTGCCGTCCTGTATTTTGTCTACGAGCGGTTTCCTTTTCGGACCCGTTCCCGGTCTGGGACCGCCCCTGTTGGTACCGTCTTTTGCCACATTCTCACCTCCGATCTGCATTCACCGGGTTAATACCCCGTTTGAATACGAAAATTCGCGCACGAAGCCCCAGGCCGCTGTCCGCAAAGCTAAGTCACAGAGATTTTGACCGCCCCTCCCGGTCAGCCGCGAATCTGTCTGTCACCCATTTCAAGATGAATCTTGGTGTGGCACGACTGGCAGAGCGACATGAGGTTGCTCTCCCTGTGATCGCCGCCCTGTGAGATGGGGAGGATGTGGTGTACCTCCTCCACGGGAGTCAGCCGTCCTTCCTTAAGACACATCTCGCACAAGGGATGCGCCGCAGCGTAGCGGTCGCGGATTCTCTTCCAGGCTCTTCCGTACTTCTTGTTCGTGTCGGGACTGCGCGTGTGTTTGTTGTACTGCTGCGCGGCAAGTCTCTGATGCTCTTCGCAGTATTGACCGCCCTCGACAGCCAGCCTTGGACATCCGCTTGCAGCGCACCCGCGCC